CGTATTGAAGAAGTTTCCTAAGTGAAACAGGACCTGAGCATAATAGTCTGGATGCACATGTCCTCTCCAGGTTGCTACCAGGCGTTTCTTACTATCGAGCACCTGGGCTACCGAGAAATCGCCACCGCGCACGCCCATAGCGACGTCTGCTCCTATGACATATTGTTCGCCAGGGTCATGGCGTCGGTACATCGTAAGTTCGCCACGTAAGTTGTTTAGCCACTCGTCGCCCTCAAGAGCTAGGCGCTCAATAGGGTCTCGAGCAGTCTCAAGATGCTTTTGAAGCTGCTCTGGGTTGAACACTGGTCGACCTGTTGTCAGGAAGGCTTCCTCGGGTTCCGAGGGATACTCTTGTTTGAATAAGTCGATGCCGTTTTGTGCAATCTTGCGACGACGAAACATTAGCTGCTCGTCATCGAGGGAATACTTGTCAGCTAGGTCTTCTTCGTCAGGAGTGCGCTCAAAGTTCTTAGGTACTTTCTCTCGGTACTCTGGGTCTACATACCAGGGGATAAACACTGGCACAAAACCGTTAGTGCCTTCGACAGCGCCTTTCCAGAGGTCATAGAAGGTTCCTGTGACGCCGTTCGCTGTACTCTCGACGAATATAGCTGTGCCTGGTGCATTAGGAACGGCCTGTGTCAGCGAGTTCCAGTTGTCCAGGGCGGTAGTCTTACTCCAGAATGCAAGTTCTGAGCAGTGGACGTGTGTAAGTGTCTCTCCTCGACCAATGGCTTCACCGCCAGCTGTCGCAACAATGTACGAACTATCGAGGACGTCAAAAGACAACTCGCGCCTCGAGGAATACTTAGTGTGTGGCTTGAGTATCTCTGGGCAGTTTTCGTGATACCTTTTAGTCATATCAAATAGCGCACGAGTAGAGTCACTGTGGTGCGTGATTACCATAGCTTTGGCAGCTGGTCGCTGAGACACGCTAAAATACAAATAGCCGCCGACGTATGTCGACAGTCCCTGTTGTCGGGCCTTCAAGATAATTACTCGGACTTTGCCGTCTGTTTTTATCTGGTCGGTTACTGCGTCGTTTAGAATGTCTTGGGCTGGCTTAAGTGCTAGTGGAGCAATCTGCCCCGTCTTAGTTCTAATCTTAAGTGCAGACTTAGCGTAAAAACTAAAGTCTTCGTAAAGTCGCTTACGAACTTGCTCCAGCTTCTTCGTCTGTTTCTGTTTCTTCTGTGTCATCTTCTGCATCTCCTTCGGCAAGCAGTGAGCTAAGGAATGCTTCTGCTTTTCCTACGGTCACTTCCTGTTTTGACACGGGCTTTGACTTTGTGAAGTCAAGAACGAGACGTGCAGCTGTTAGACGATCTCGCGTTTGCCCTGGGGTTCGTAGGATTTCTACGGCTGCCTCTAGAGCTTCTTTGGCGTGAGTGTTTTCGTTTTCATCTGTCATAATTGCTACTGCCTTCTTAGCCTCTTCTTTTGCTTTGTTGCGTAATGGTTCGATGGTTGCTTTTGTGTACCCGTCAGGCACCGCTAGGGGTCGACCACCTTTGTTCTTTCGGGTCAAAAGCATTTGTCTGTGCCTTGCTTTACCCTCTGGAGTATTGTGTTGAGTTGCGAGAGGGTTCTTGTCAGCTGGTCTCGACATGTTAGCGTTTTTGATTATCTTAGGGGACTTTGGTCTAGGATGCTTTGGTACGGGCATCTAACTGTCTCCTTACGTTATTATGCTGATAGTGCTCCAGGTTGCATTGGTTGGTTTAGCGCTCCTGGGGGTGGCATCATGCGGCGCTCTTCGTCTTCTTCGTCTTTAGCTGCCATCATTGCCATTACGACAGCCGCTACGACTGCAAATGGGTGACTGAAGAATTGCACTTTGCTATCTTTTGCCTTTTCAAACTCTCCGCGAATAAGCGCTGTAGTTTTAGGGGCAAGCTTTTTAGCTAACTTTGGATTTAATAAATATAATAAAACAGGATCTACCGCTAACTCTCTGGAGTTCTGAGTGTAACTTTTATAGTTATCTATATTCTCACCATATACATCTATTGATCCTTGAGACATGCCCATAGATTTTGCTTCTTCAAGCTTTTTACGTGCTCTTTTAAGGTCTCTTAGTGCAGTTCTTTCTTGGGGATTGTTAGTTGTATAAACTTCTATGTTTTCTTGTAGATTATCTATTTCTTGTAGAACGGCATTATTAGGCTTGCCACCATTAGCTGCCATAACAAGAGGTTTTATTGCTGAATTGACAAAACTGCCTGGTGGGCTGAAGTCTGTGTCGCCCATCAACTGGTTAGAATACTCTTCATCTCTAGCGCCGTCAAAAAGACTAACATTTGGATCAATTTTAGATAAAGTTAGCGCATGTGCCAATTCGTGCAGAATTGTTGTTAAAACATCCAGATCTGTTCTAGTTCCAGTACTGCTTTCTGCGCCAGGCGCTAATGCAAAGACAGTTCCAGCTGTAGATGTTCTTTCAACTGTCCTTGTTTGAAAGGTCTGTCTATTAAATATTGTGCCACCGTAGTAAGCGCCGACAGTGCCTTCATTTGTAATTGGTAGTTGACCTAAAACCGTAGCAGCTTGCATTTCTTTTGCAGTGCCAAACATTTCCACAGTGACACCTAAAGCTTTTGCAAGCTCTAATGCTTCGTCAATTGATTGAATACCATTTTCGTACTTAGAGCCTTTTTTGCCAATCTGAAAGGCTGGTCTTAGCCTTACAATAGCGTCCTTAACAGCCTTTAACGACGGTTTAGGGAAGACAGGGCTGGTGGAACTGGCCCTGGGTGATTGTCTGCGTACATCTCCGCTTTGGAGGGCTGGGATTTGTCTGCTTTCTTCTGCTTGGCTAATTCGGCTAGTCCCTGGAGAAACTCCGCTCGTTTGTCCTTCGGCACCTGGCTGTACAGAGACTGCTCCGTCTCCGTCTGATGGGGGGAGTGTTTGGTTAATTTGGTCATCTGTAAACCCTTCCTTAAGTGCAAGCATCTTAGCAGCATCTAAATAGTCATTATCTGCGCCACGTCCTGGGGCGACACCCAGTTTTCTAAACAGCTGCTTCTCGGGATACCACATAAGCGCCTGGAAGTCGGCTGTATCTATCATATAGCCATTCTGACGTAACTTTTCAATGGCAGCCTTAGTAACTGTACGCATATAAGAGCGTTCTCCAGGGCCTTTTGGCTGCGCTTGCAGTTGTGGTGTAATGTTTTTGACTAAAGAGCCTGTAGCTAAGAATAACTCTGGCTTTTCGACCTTTTGTTTTGTGCCTTTAAGTTCTTTCCCTCTTTTAGAAAAGAAACGCTGGTAGTTAGCCTCTAATTCTATAACGAACTCATCAAAAGTGTCCTGATCTTTTAATGACGCTCTTGTTAATCCAAGTTTCTTAAGACTTTCATTAGTTAAGCGCTTTTCTAATGCGCCCTGGTTCTTTGTCTTTAAACCTTCTCTAACTCGCTGACGCCCAGTGTTGGCTGCTTTTTCCGTTTGCGTTGTAAAAGGACGACCAACAAGTCTATTCCACATCCGCATCCACCATATATCCATAGTAAGTGGATCATAGTTTCCTCTGATGTTTTGATAAAAACCTTGGCCTATTTTAGGTCCAATAATGTAGGAGCCCTTTACATCAGTTCCCTTACCTTCAGATGAAGGAACTTTTAACTTTGTACCATACTGGCTATTAAAATTAGCTATGTATTCATCTAGCTCTTTTACAGTAAAATCACTGTCTAAGAAGTCTTGTACAGCCATATTCTGGCCTGACGCATTATATGTATTAAAGAAGTCAAATGCTTCAATCATTGCCTTGTTGCGCTCACCACCTTTAATCCAGGTATCGGTAGGCATGACGCCATTGTCCATAAAGTGCCTAAACACTTCTAAGGCATACTTAAAGTTATCAGCAACTGCTTGACCATTAGACGTAACTGCCAGAGCAAAATCAAACGCTGCTTCTGCATCTGGTGATTGAGTTACTCGGGGCTCGACAAGTGCAACCACTGATTTAGCTGCTTTAAGCTTTCTGTCGTACCATCCAATAGCGTTACCGTCGTTCTTAAGAGCTTGCATAGCTTCAGTAGCCATTAATGATGCTATTCTGTCGACGTTCTCAGGAGTATACTCAAATGGCTCTGTACGTCCTGTGGCTTGCTGCCATTTGTTATTAAGGTAATCAACAGCCTCAACAAGTGTTCTTTTGCTTTCGGGCTTGTAGTCTCCCTCGCGCATTTGAGCTATGTCTTCAGCTGATGGCATTTCGTTTAAGTTAGTAGCAGCCAGGTCGTTTGTATCAATGTTTAGTGGGTTGGGTGTTTGGTTAAGAACTGGTCCTTGGATTGGCGGTAAATCTGGTATGGACTTTTGTTCATCTAACTTAGGAGCATTACGCTTTTGCTGACCAATGACACGATCAGCGTACGGTTTAACGTACGTGTCGATAGCTTCCTGGGAGACACCAGCGTCTTGTAGCTTCTGGATCTCTGTCTGTACTGTAGGTACTGGTAATGACCCTAAGTTGTTCGTTAGGTTCTCCAGGGACGTAATGATGCGACCACGGTCTACGAGAGACAAGCTTTTATCCAACGTGGCACCGTCTTGTAGCTCTCGATTAAACTGTAAGTTGTTCTCGATGCCTCGATTGTAGTTCTGAGGAGTTGTGAACTGTGGCCCAAACTCATCGCCGCCCTGGGGTTGCGTTGGGTTCGTTGGGTCTACGTTTGGTCCTTCAAACTCGCGTTTTAATAGTGGGTTGTCTGGGGTGTTCGTAACGAGGTCAGGTGAGTTTGCCTGGGCGTATGCGCCTATCACAGGAATGATCTCACTTAAGACATCAAGGTACTCGACACCTTCAGCATCTAGGTTGCTTTGGATGTCGTTAAGAATGCCTGTGAACTCTGGGTCATCTGCAAAATCAGCTGCCATGTTGTTTAGGACAGTCTCAAGACCGTTGCGGTCAAGACCAGTGCCTAACAAGATGTTCTCTACAAATCCTGGCTTAGGTGCGTTTAGTATGGTTGCTATCTTGGCAACTGCTTGTCTTCTAGCTTTGCTTGTTGCTTTCTTTTGTTCTGCTTGCTCGATTAACGACGGTCTATCAGGTTTTGCTAACCCTAGTCTGTTTTCGTTCTTCTTAACAAAACGGGCTACACTAGATCTGCGCCCCGTAAAGAAATCTACTACTCGACCAGCCGCTGGAATGGCTAGGGTCTTACCGAAAGTACTTATAGCAGAAACTGTACCTATGGCGGCACTAGCAGACCTGTTTGGGTCATAGGCAGCCCCAGATGGTGCCAATGGAAAAAAGTAATCTGTGTACTGACTTAAGCCGCCTTTAAGACCGTTGTTAAACAAGTCGGTAACCTGGTTAGACATCTTAAGTAGGTTAGCTATTTGAGTTTTCTCTGCGCTGTCTGGAAGCAGACGCATGATAGCATCAAAGTTCTTTTGCATTACCTTAGATTTAACTTTGTTTTTACCCTGGCGTAATGCTACAGCGGCGGCTGAATAATCATCTATAAGTTCATCTAATGTCTTTGCATTTTTAGGTGTTAAAAACCCTTTAACTGCTTTGTTTGCAGTTATTTCTTTAAGTTGACCTGAGATAGTCTCATGTGCTTCTTCTAATGCTTGCTTTGCGCCTTTAGAAGACGAGGCATTTACGTTTTTAAGATTTAAACCATTTTCATTAGCAGTCTGGCGCAACATCTTTGCTACGCTGGCAGCTGCTTGCTTTTGGTCGGCATCGAGGCTGTTAGGGTCAACTAATTTACCATCGCTGGTAAACATGCTGCGCCCTTTCATTATTGCAACCTCACCAGGAACTGTAGCTGTCTCTGCTACGGCCTCGAGGGCCATGTCTTTTGGAACTATTTCACCATCGAGAACATATGATGATGCTCCTTCACCCCCAGCGCCAGAAGCTGACTGAGCAGCTGTCTGACGTAAGATACCACCGCCAGCTTTCATGCCCAAAGCTTCAAAGAACATTATAATGGAAGCTTTTGTTATGCTACGCCTACTAGCTTCAGCTAAAATATCGTCGTTTTGTAGTGCATTTTTAATTGCTTCTGGGTCAGTTAGATCAATGTTCTTTTCACGTAGAAACTCAACAAATTCACCGCTGTATGATTGAGGAGCACCAGATAGGATCATTACACCAGCGCCAGCTACAGGGTTACCCGTTAGGATCGATGTACCAATACCAGCAGCTATACTAGGCGTGGATTCAGCTGCTATCTCACCTATAAATGCAAGAGCACCAAGTGGGTTCTTAAAAGAACTCTTAGCCCAATCTAAGACACCCTCAGCATCTTGAAAGTCTTGCGCTCCAGTTTGTGCCGTTGGGGACATAGGTAGATTGTCAATTATGGTCTGCTTTTCTCCAGCTTTTTCAAGAGCTCTGTTTCCACGTTGCTCTATTTGATCAAACTTTCCACCTTCTTGTCGGTAATCAGTTTTTGCTGCCTCAGCAGCTGATGTCATTGCTTTAACTTTAGCAATATGCTGCGACATCACACCAAGCTCTTCGAGACCATCGAGCCAGCTGTTTAAGTCTTCGTCTGTTTCTACGCCTCCAAGGTAGTCCCACGCATACTTTCTGACCCTATCGTAAGTTTCGGGAGGCATAGAAAGCTGAAGGGCGCGGTCTAGCGTCTCAACTTTGTTGACATCCATGTTGGCTAACATGTTGGAATTTATGTTTGCACTAAGTAAATTACCAGCTTGACCAGTTCTGTATAACCCTCGTTTTAACGCTCGACCAACGCCTGTGCCTGGGGGATTGTAGTTTGGTTGGCTCGGCTGCGTACTTTGGTTAGCTGCTTTGATAGCTTGTGCAAGCTTAGTAGCGGCTGCGGTATCTCCAGCGGCATGTGCCGCTTTGAGCGCACGGCTCAAGCGTTCTATATCAGCCATAGGTATTCCTATTATTCAGTACTATTGGGAGCGTATTGATTTACTAATGCATCAACCTCTGGGTCTGAGATTGAAGTAGTGTTTGATGTTGCTAATAAATCCTGGTCTAAAGGAGCGTCTGGGGCAACTGTTTGGCCCGTTTGTAAACGACCTAAAATCTTCTGCTGAAGAAGAAGCTGGCGATCCAACCAAGCTTTCCAAACGACATCATTACTGTCTAACGTAGGAGCTTGTGAGGCAAACAATTGCATCTCAGCATTAGAGATTGCACCTTTGGTCTGTGCTACACGCTGCATAACGCTATCGAGTCTGATTTCTTGAAGAAATAGGCGTTTTGCCTCATCCTCATTACCTACAGTGCGTCCTGTAAGCCTACTTGCAATAGCTTTCCAGTTGTAC